TGAAATGCTTTTTCTACATCATTAAACCCAACCTTTCCATCTTCAACAAATTTCATAACCTCAGCATCGGTTATTTTAAATTGCTTTGCTAATTCTTTTACTATTGGAATACCTCGCCCTGTAAATTGATAAATATCTTTTGAAAACGCGCGGCCTTGTGTTTTTAATGTTCCGTATAGGTACGCAATATCTTGAAATGGTATTTTTAGTGCTGATGCAACATCGCCAAGCATTTTTATATTTTTTACTGCGTCCCCCGCGGCAAATCCATACGCCAATAATTGTTTTGTGGCATCTTGTAGCTCGGTTAAATTAAATGGTGTTTCTTTTGCAAGTGCTACTAATTGCGATTCAAGTGCTTTAGCCGCAAGTGCATCTCCCTTCAATAATACGCGCAATGAAGCAGAAAAATATTCGTAATTTTTTAGACTTTCAATAACCGCCCTACCAAATCCAACAACAGAAGCAATACCAACACCAACACCAAGAGCAGAACCCATACTGCGAAACAAATTTTGTGTTTTACCAACAACAGAATTTAGTTTCTCGGTTTGAGTAGTGGCGGTTTTTATTTTGTTGCTAAATAAATCTTTTAGGCTTAACGTGTATTGTACACCTTCGTTTTGAACACTCATTATTTTTCCTGTATTGTTCCGTTAAACTTTAATACCCACATTACTTGTTCCGCTGCCTTACACCATTCACTTTCACTTAATTTGTCAGGGTCAACGTGCAAATAAAAACGGATGAGTGCATCCTTTCGGGCGTACTCATCCGTTAATAACTCTTGACGAGCGGCCTCTAATTTTTTTTTAAAGTGCCATGCTTTGGGCGAATCATATCAACCAATGTTACTTCTGCGCTTCGTAAAGCATCAAAGTCATTAATGATTAATTTAGGGTCATCGCCACCAATGTACAAAGAATTTAAAAGGCTTTCAACCGCCATTAACTCATCTTTTTCCATTAGTTTGCTTATAACCTTGTAAGTAGTCCTGTCGAGTTTTCTTAGGTAGGTTATAATGTCCTTGTTGTTTGAATCCTGTACCGTGAGAGTATAAAACTCCCCGTACTTTTCTCTTAATTGTTGTTCTGTTGTTTGTTCCATTGTGGTTTAATTATGGCTCAAATTTACTAAACAAATTCAATATGAGAAGGGATAATTTCAAGTTCAACAGGAATTGATGTATCACCCGTTGAAGATGAAATCATGTTGTTTTTAAAGCGAACGTTTCGGATTACATGCTTAACAGGAATCAAATTCACGTCCGTAAAGGTTACGTTTATGTCAAACTCTGGAATATCATGCAAGCGACCGTTTGGTGCAACTGATACTAAGTTTTGAACATCACCCATTAGGATTGTAATTTTGCCCGACACTTCAACCGTTCCATGTCCGCGCGCAATTGGATAACGACCCGCTGCATAGATGTTTTCGATGTTTGCGACCTCGCCATACTCGATTGATGTTACCTCCAAAAAAGGAACACCAAGAATGTTTACCGTAATGTCAGCGTATTCATACGCTTTGCCATTAATTAGTGGAATGATATTTTGTGCCATGTTTTTAAGCTACTGAAACAACAAAACCTACATTTACCTCAATGAACCTTGCAACGCCAATAGGCACTAATTGAATAGTTAATTCAAGGGTTGATGTGGATAGTACGTTTTGTGTCGGGTTAATAATTACTTTGTGTGCAGAAAGTTCGTTATCGGCTTCCATTTGAATCAATGGTTGATTTGCTAAACTCTCAAAGAAACCGATTGTATCAAGGTTAAGAGTTCCATCCGCGTTTACCTTCAATGGGCCTGACAATGAGGGCAACAATGCAGCGCGAACAACGCGAGTAACTTTGTCGTAAACGCGGTTATTTTCGATTGTAGAATAATCGGATGTTGATATTACGGTTGTTTTTGAATCGCTGAAATAACTTCCTGTAATTCCGATATGCTTCACAAGGAAAACATAAGCGTAATTGTTAAGGCTCTGAAATTGCGAATCAGCTAAAGCGGTGTAAAGTTGACCGTTTGCAAACGCAATGGTATCAAGTTCTGTTCCACCCGATGCCATGTTGAATTTCTGAATCCATGCGATTGAATCGCTTACTGAAGCAAAGGAAATAGCCCCTAACATTGCGCCTCCAATTCCAACTGATTTACCTGTTGCTTTGTAAATGTGGTAGCCTGTGCCAGCCCCATCTTGTGCAATAGAAACCGATACTTTTGGCGCGGTTAATGTTGAAAGGTCTGTTAATGTTGCAACGGAAGCAGTACCGCTAATTTCAGCATTCAATACAATTTGCAAAGGTTTGTAAACCGCTGCGTTTGCGGCGGCGATTGCTTGTAACGCGGTGGCTTGTGCCGATGAGAAAGCAACATTCTTTTCAAATACATCGATTTGCTTAATTGCCCCTTGTGCAAAGTTCTGCATGGTTGTAATTGCAGCAAAAGTGTAAGTTGTGCTTTCTTCCTCGTACAAACCTACATACAACTCACCTTTAGGTTGGATGCGGAAATATTCGCTAATGTGGTAGTGCAAAGTATCAATCCATGATGCAACACCTAAAACGGTTGAACCGCTGCCTGTTGGTTGTGTCCATGTTCCTGTTGTTCCTCCTGTGATTGTGCTTGCGTATGGTGTGCCTGAATTTGGGAAAATACCTTCACCGCCCTTTGTGGTAATAAAAAGCGAATTGGTTGTATTGTCGGCCGTGAATCCGTGCGTATTTGTACCTAAGTTAATAGCAGCCTTTAAAGCAGCAGCAGCGGTGGTGGTCGAAGTAACATCGGCCAATACCATTGTGTAGGTACTTAACACGGTTTCAACCCCATCAATCCCTGTGTAAGTTATTGCAACGGTGTCGCCAACGGCAGGAGTTCCACCGATAACAAGTTTTGCAACGGCTTTGGTTTCGCCTAAGTGCGCGTCTGTTATTCCCAAGGCTTCTGCATCGGCAACGGAAAAAACTTTTTTAATCCTGTCAGAACTTGTAAAGCCTGTTGGAAGCGTTGCTCCTGATGCGTAGTAATGCAAATGCCCGCTGATGTAGTCAGTACCTGTTAGCGGTCTGCCTAATCCGTTCGGGCTTTGTATGAATGTAATATTTGGTAGTGGCATAGTGTTTTTTGTTTTAAAAAAAGCCTACCTACTTTGCAGCGGATAGGCTTTTTTCATTTGTTGTTAAACGTTATTAAGATACCCAAGTTTGTACCAAGGCAGCAACACCCTTTTGGTCAGTACGGATGATTGCACTACCTAACATTACATCCATGTTGAAGATAGAACCTAAGTATTCAGGTTTACCATTTCCGTTTGAACCAGCATCGTAATACGGGGTCATTGCACCAACTGCACGGGCAACGGTTGAAGGATGGAATGCGATACAAGCTAAACGGTCATCAGCAGCAGCGGCAGTACCTACTGCTTTTGCGGATGTTCCTGTTTTGGTAAATACTGCAACGGTTGGGCGAATCATAATATCGAAACCGTACAACATTGCAACCGTTCCTGTTTGCAATACATTGCCTTGATTTTGGAAACCGTTGTAAGATGCTCTCAATACATCGCTGATTGCAAGTAATTGAAAGAACATATCAACGTTCATCAATAACTTTCTTCCCATTCTTGGCACGTTGTCCTTATCCAATTTAGCGGCCAAAGATGCGATGTCGGCAAGGGTTACTTCCTTACGTGTTCCTGTACCTGATGGAGGCAATGCGGTTGCGCTTGCTGAACCTGTGGTAAGGATGATGTTTGAGTTTCCGCTTGCACACCATGAAACAGCAACATAATTACCGATTGTTTCGGTAAGTGTTGACATTTGTTGTCCGATTACTGATTGACGCTTGTCGTAAGAAACTTGCAACTCATCAATGTTTGGAATCAGGGTAGGTGTCAAAGCGTACTGACTTAAATTGTAAGTCAAATCAGTATCAGTTCTTTCCGCAATTGAAAGCGGGTAAGTTGATGGATTTACAATTACATTTGGATTTGCTCCCGATTGTGGAACGTGTACTGTTTTGTAAGAAATGTACGCGCTGTGGTCGGTCGAAAATGGTAAAAAGGCTGCGTTTTGATTTAGTGCATTCTGAATATCAGAAACCCAAATCTCTTTTAATAGTGCCATTGTGTTTGTGTTGTTTGGTTAATGTTTGGGTTAATTAGTCGATTTGAATTTTTGCACCGCAAGGCAAAAATGTTGTTCCATCAAACCAAAAGGATTGACACCATGTTTTACCAGATACACCTGTAACAGTCGGGCCATCAATGTGTGTTCCAAATGTAAAGGTTTCGGTTGCGGTTGTTTTTACTTTCAGGTGCAATAATGCACCCGCTTTTAATTCACTTGATATGGTTAAATCAAGCGTTGCATTGCCTGTTAAGGTTGTCAATGTAGAAACATAGGTTTCCTGATTTGATATTGTTGCAGCGGTTGTTCCTGTGGCTGCTATGGTCAGCGTTCCCGCTGTTCCAAATGGTGCATTTACTGGCATTTTATTTGGTTTTTTTGGTTGTTGTTTTTGTTTCTGTTTCTGCTACTATTTTCGGATTTCTTTCAACAATGGCGTATGTTGATTTTGTTTCCCTTGCGTGTTTTTCCGCAAGGTTTTTGTCCTTTGCAAAAAATACATTTCCATCTTCAAATACAAAGAATGAATTTTCTTCGGGGTACATTTCAAAATACGCTTCCATGTTACTTTGTTTGTCCGATTGTTTTTTTCAATGCCTCAAATTTCACAGGATTAGTGTTCATGATTTCGGCCAATCCCTTAGAATCTTTTTTCTCCCAATCAGACCAAGTCCAATCAGCGCGTGGGTCGGCTTTTTCATCTTCCAAACCTTCGCCAATGTTTACATGGGCTGGTTTAATTCCTGCAAAAAGGGCTTTTAATTCATTTGAATTAAGCGGCTTGTTTAACCATTCGGCTTTTTGCGCTTCAGGTAATTTACCTTCTTTCACAGCATTGGTTAAAACCTCTTCTTTGGCAGTTTTTTCGGCCTCCTGCTCTTTTTGTCTAAAA